CAGCGGGGGCAGCGGCGGGGGCAGCAGCGCCAAGACCCGGAGCAGCGGTAGCACCAAGACCCATGTTGGCCCCAAAAATACCAGCTTTGCTACCCAGCGCACCGAACGCATTCCGGGAGATAGCACCGCCGAGACCGGCTGCGCCTGCGATACCCGCACCGCCATAAGCACTGAGACCTGCCATAAGGCCCTTTTTCAGACTGCCAGTTCGCACGGTCTGCCCCGCAGCCACAATACCCGCAGCAAGGGGTGCGCCTATACCAGTAGCCGTTAGCGCCGCACCAATAAGCATCGGAAGTAGTTTACCGAGCCAGCCCGCCTCGGGGAGCCCTGTTTGAGGGTTAATTGTCAGCGAACCACCATGGGCCATAGCCAACTGCTGAAGTCCGCTAACCTCTTTGGGGGTCATATGGACCAGCATGGTGTCGTCACCGCGACCCATACTCTGGGTGCGCTCAGCAGCGCGAGCTACACCTCCACGGGCGAACTGCTGCGGGTTCCCACCTACCTGCTGGCCCTGCGACAAAGGGGAGGGGCTTGGGGCCAACGGGTAGGCGGGAGGGTAGGCCGACGGGCGATTAGTCGCCGGGGAGGCGTAAACCGCGACTGGGTTATTCGGTGCGGTCGGGTAAGTCTGAGGGGGTTGTTCTGTACCCATACTCTGTATCTGGGACGCCATTGGGTTGGACAGGACCGACAACCCACCTTGCGCCGGGAGGCCACCCGCCGTACCCGGAACCTGCTGACCGAGCACAGGCGGGTTACCTACCGGGGGACTCCCCGTGGTGAGTGCTGTAAAAGGGGGCGGAGCCGCCTGAACATCCATTGCGATACATCCCTAGCTTGTGGCTACGCTTATAGAGCCAACTTAAACAGAAGTCACGGTCTGCCATGCGGCCCCAGAATACACGCAGAGCTTACTCAGTGTCGTGTCAAATACCACCCAACCTGCACTGGGGTTTAGCGCGTTCTTCTCCGCAGTCGTAACTTGTTTGGTGGCAGCGATGCCCTCGAAGGTATCCGCTGTGTAAGTCTGTGCGTAGTTCGGGGTGTTGCTATCTAGCTGCGAGAAGTAGGTCTCCAGAACGCGGATAAGCTGTCGCCCATATTGGGGGTCCCATTCTGCTGGGGGGTTAGGCAACGGTGCCGCACGAAACCTAGTAAGGGCCATTAACGCCTCCCGTCCGCACGGGCGTCGAGACGCGGTGCGCCGAGTTGCCAGTTAACCCCGAGAGCGTCGGACTGTACTTTAAGTGCCATCTGTCTCGCACGGGCGCGGACGAAGACCTGATCGGTATACTGACCCACTGAAGTCTCAATAACCGACTGGCTATCTGTGGTATCCGGGAAAGCTGGCCTACCCGGGAAGTTACGTGGGCGCACCTGTAGGGTGACCTGCGGGTTATCAGCAGTAGACCCGGCAAACTGGATGTCCGGCAGTATACGCCTAGTCAACATAAACTGGTCACCATCGTCGAGGTCGAAGTCACTCGACTGGATGTAAGCTTCCATAGGAGCTCCGTCGTCGTCCAACCCAACCTCGTGGTTATAGAGGTAGCCTGCGTCGGTGTCGGTCAACGGGGTATTCGCAGCATGGGGGTTGTTACGTAGTGGGGTGTCCAGCCATGCCGTCCGGTCGATTGTACCGTAGTACCAGATACGCTCCAGATGGTTGTAGATCACATAGGCGTTGTTGTAGTCACTATCCGCAGTGGGGTAGAACCACCATACCTCGTTCCACTCCTCGTTGGTGCCACAGATGATCTGGTCACCTTGGTCCATGTTGATGTCCGTGAATACGTGATCTCGTAGGGTGCAGGGGAGCGTTTCGACACGGCCAGTATAGGCGTAGAACTTATCCTTACCCATCCAGTAGGTGATGTTGGCAGCCGAAACCATGGCCCGGGGGGAGGCGATTGAGATGTTGTCTGCGTACTCCTGAAGCCCGAACACATTAGATGTACCGAGGAACTGGAGTGTGAAGAGGTGCGTGTCGGTCCAGATGAGGATTTCCTGTCGGGTGGGTAGCCCCCGTACAATACGCGAGCCCCGAGACACACGTAGGTCCCCTGCGGTATTCGTTGGGCTTGGAGTCCAATCCCCGGGGGTATCCTGATCGGCCCATCGGATAAGTAGAGGGTCAAAGTCATCCGCATTAACAGACCCGAACGGGACCGAGCCGAGGGCAATGAGGTGCTTATCCTGCTGTGATGCCAGTAGCTGCATGATTTTTACTGGCACGGCATTAGGGTCGAAACCCTCGTTACCTGCATAGTCTACCAAAGTAATTGCCTTGGTAGTCAGGGCTGTCGCGGGATCAGTCGCAGTGCCGCGCTCCCACCAATACCCTGCACCGTTGCGGATGTTCAGCACAAGATCGTTGTCGAAGTTATCAAACCACCAGTCTCGTTGTGGGAAGCTTACCGGGGACGTGGTAGTACCCAGACCCCACGCATCTCGCCCCCACGCGCCCACACCCCAGCCATAACCACCAGTAGTGATAGCGTTGCCCGGGCTGATCTCAAAATCAATGGTGATGGCAGTACCGCCAGCAGAAGCGACAGACGAAGTAGCAGTTGTGGTAACCGTAAACGAGAACGAGTCGGCGTCGATAAACGTGATCTTGTGGTTACCGTTGATCTCGGAGACCGGCACACCGCCAATAGTTGTTCCGGCTACGCCGCTAATCTGTACGTAGTCGCCGGTCTGTGCCCCATGCCCAACACCTAGGTTGACGGTGATCGTCGTGGTGGTGTCAGAGGTGTTGATGCAATTATCGGTGTCAGGGGTCGTAAGCGACGGGTCCGTGGTCCGCAGTGGAGTAATATCATAGAAATACCCGCCCACCTCGAGGTAGACTTTCTCGTTGGTGCCGAGGGCCAACAGGTTATCCGAGTAAGTGGTAACCCAGTTCCACATTTGACGGCAGACGCCGATGAACGATGTAGGGAAGTCCTTTACCCAACCACCGATCTTCTGCGGGTAGCCTGACCGGAACCTGATCTTGTCGCACTCATACCAACCCCCCTCGTTCGAGTAGTCGGTCTGGTCTCGGTTAATACCCGGTTTGAACTGGAGCTTGATGAAGGCCATTATAGCTGGTTCCTCAGTCGCCAATTACCCCACGCCGTACAGGCGTAAACAGCGCATAGCGGGGTGAAGAGGAGGGTGGGGGTAATTACCATGTCGCGATTGCCACGCGCTTCCACGTATTGGATGCGGTGCAGACGTAGATGTAGCTGCTATCCCATGCGATCTGCCCCGCACTACCTGTATCCCCAGCGGACGCCGGTGTTTTGGTCGCGACAAAAAGCCCCCCCGAGCCTACCGTCAAGGCGACGCCAGCCTGTAACGTTACCTGTGCTGCCGCATACGTCATAACGTATGTACCGTTACACCCCACGCGGAAGCCACCGGGTGCAGTAGCGTAAAAGCCAGTGTCAGGGTCGTTCGCAAACGCCATAGCGGGCGCACTAATTGCCCCATCTGGTAGGAGGATTGGGAGGGTCGAAGTCACAGCCGTAGTTGAAACGTCAAGTCTCAACGTCCCGTTCGTCGAGACGCCAATCTGGTCCGCGCCGATGTTATATATGCCAGTGTTGGTATCCCCAGCGAAGGTTATCGGGGGGGTGGCAGCAGCCCCGGTGGCGGGGAACGCCACCGTACCACTAACCGTAGCTGAAGCCATACCGACAGTACCGGTCAGTGTAGGGGAGGCAGACAGTACATTGCTACCCGTGCCAGTGCTGGTGGTTACCCCAGTGCCTCCGTTAGCAACAGCCAAAGTCCCCGACAGCGTGATGGTGCCACTAGATGTGACCGGCGAGCCACTGGCGGTGAGCCCCGTAGTGCCGCCACTCAACGCTACCGACGTCACAGTACCACTGCCACCCGTGGCAGTCAGCGATCCGGCAGCCATCAACAGACCGCTGCCGATGGTGATTTCCTCAATAGCACCAGTCGATGCGGTTGTGCGACCCAAGATACGGGCGGTGCTCATCGTGATATCACTTGCCGTTACAGCACCTGAGCCTGCTGCGCTAAGAGCAGTGCGGGCGTTGGCTGCAGTGGTCGAACCAGTGCCCCCGTTAGCAACAGCCAAGGTCCCTGCGAGGGTAATCGTGCCGCTCGTGGTGACGGGCGAGCCACTGACGGTGAGCCCCGTAGTGCCGCCACTCAACGCTACCGAGGTAACACTCCCCGAGCCTGTGCCGACCGCAGCGCCGTTGATAAAAAGCCCTGTTGCGTTGACCGTACCATCACCCTGCGCACCACCAGTGGGCGCACCTACCAAAATGCCCGCTGCGTTCGTCAGCGCTGTTATGTCGCCGTTGGACCCAGAAGCAGCCGCGCTGAGCGCGGTGCGGGCAGTCGCCGCAGTATTAGCGCCAGTACCCCCCTGAGCGACAGCCAGTGGGGTACCAAGAGTGAGCGATGTCAGATGGGTTGTGGCGTCCACGACGTTTGTAGCGTCAGCGTATACCCACATGGTCTTTCCTGCTGGGACCGTGATGCCCGTCCCTGCTGTAGTCTTAACCAGCACGCTGTCCGCACAGTCATTCTGGATGAGGTAGAGCTTTTCGATAGAGGGGACCACGAGGTTACGGGTGGAACCCCCAGTCACCCCAGTACACCGCAGGCGCATGTGGCGCGCAGTTTGAGTAGCGTTCGTGTCCGTCAGTGAGACGGTTTGGTTATCACTAGCAAAAGTGACGTCTGCCGAACCCGCAATAGCCTCCTCCAACGCAGTCCCGAGGTTGACGTTCGTGACATTACCCCACGTGGTTGTGTTCTCACCCGTGGCCATCAACTGGATTTTGAGGTTGCTATATGTACTAGGCATCTTCGTATCCTTACGTCGGGATTTCTACCCAAGCCACTGTGTTACCATCATCTAGGGTGATCCACCCTGAACCCTGCGTGTCGTCAACCGGCTGCCAGTTGGGGCTCTGGCTATCGTCGGTCTGACCCCAAACAAGGACCTTGGATACTATAGCTTGGGCCTGCGCGCCAGTGACTAGTGCGCTAGTAGCAGTAGTAGCGGTTACTGAACCTACCAGACCTGATACACCCACCCCGGTCAGGCTAGTGTAAGCCCCACCGGTGGTATCGACTGCACCGACTAAACCCTCAGTAGAAGCCCCAATTACTGCGACTGCGCCTACAACGATATCGACTGCGCCGACTGAACACTCGGTAGAAACCCCTGTCGGGTTAACCGTTACCGGGAACGAGCTGATGACTGTACCCACCAAGCTCTCGGCAGAGATGCCAGTAAGGACGATGTTAGCTTTAGCCGCTACCGTAGTAGTGCCAGTGGTACTAGTGGCGGAGATGCCGGTCGGGTTGGTGTTGGCCTCGGCTGCAACGGTTTCGGTGCCGGTATCGCTGGTGGCGGAGATGCCTGTCGCGTTAATGCTGACACTGACCGATACCTCTGTGTAGGTGATGATGACCGCGCCACTCGCGCCATTGCCGCCATTACCCGACGTTGTGCCCGCACCACCCCCGCCGCCGCCCCCGCCATAGAGACCCCCAGCCGCAC